AGACGTGTGCTCTTCCGATCTCGTCATTTACAAAGCCGGCGTTTCCTTTCTTGGTTCCGCTGCGCAGGCCCTTGAAATTTTTCAGTGTTGCCCAGATACCGACACCAGCACCATCCAATGTCTGCCCGATCTTGCCCAGGCGTGTTGTGGGCTGCTGCGCTCCGATGCCGGCCATCTGAACGCCGTACTTTGCATTTTCAGCAAACATTCCAGCGTTCGATTTTGCAAAGGATGCACCGCCAACTGCCCGTTGGATCAGGCTTGTGGGTGTCAGTGCTCCCATCAGATTTCTGACAGTGATGCCGCCGAATGTTCCGCCGGGTGCACCGCTCGGTTTTCCGCCGATTGCAATGTTTCCGATGGAGTTCAGCAGCGAGGATCCCGTGCTATAAGCCGTCGGTGCAAAGCTCATAGCGCCGAACGCCGCGACTATGGCAGCAATGGCTCCCGCCACCTCCGGCCCGTGCTCTGCGGTGTAGTCGATACCTTTCTGAATCCACGGCAATGCCGCCTGCGCCGCATTGCCAATTCCAAGCAGTGCGGAGCGCAGCATCGGCAGAATGCCGTTGACTATGTTGGACAGATCCGGCAGACTCTCGGTGATGCCGTTCGCTATGTCAATCCACATAGCCGTCAGTTCTTTCTTTGCCGGAAGGAACTGACGGCCCGCATTGATGAGCAGGCGGTCTGTCGCATTGCTTGCCATCTGGCTTACCGCTTTGTTTGTGTCCAGACGGACAAGCAATTCTTTCTCCATGCTACCGCTGTATGCACTGGTGTCACCAGCCATAAGCAAGGCATTCTGGAATGCGGGCAAATTGCCAACAATTTTTGAAACGCCCTCAATAGCCCACTGACCAAACAGCGTTTTGATGGTCGCAGTCTGCTGGTACTTGTCCTGTTTTGAGATTGCCTCAAAGACTTTGTACAGAGTGCTTGCTGCGCCATCTTCTCCGTTCGGCCCCGTGGACTGCATATCCTTTGCGATCTGCACAGGATCAAAGCCGAGTCTATTCCATGCACCCGTCTGTGCATCCGTTGCACTGTTGCCAAGGGTGATGTTTGTAAACACACGGTTCAGGCTTGTTCCGGCCTTTCCATCATTAACACCCATAGCCAGCATGGTGGCTGCAAGCGCAGAAGTCGTGTGCAGGTCAACGCCGGCTGTCTGGCCGACGCCGCCGGACGTATTCACCACGCTTGCGATTTCCGCCGCCGTGGTAGACATGTGACCGCCCAGGTAGTTGATAGAATCCGCAATGTCGATGATCTGGTTGTGGGTCTTGTCGAACGCAGTCTCCCACTTTGCCATATAATCGGCCGCAGACTTCGCATCAATATCCCACGCAGCAGCCAGCCGGGCCGTATCGTACAGGTAGCTTTTTTCGCCGGTCTGCTGGTTATCCAGAAAGATTTGCTCATAGCTCTTACCGGACTGTCCCAGCGATGCGGCGATCTGCGCCATCTCGTCCCGTTTGATTGGGACCTGCGTGGTCATCTTGAGGATTGCGTCCTCCATGGTGGCACGCTTTTCCGGGTCAATGCTGCCGTCATCGTTCATGATGCCGCCAACATACTTGACTGCATCTGCTGCCTGGGCTTGGTATTCCTCTGCCATAGAGGTTGTCTTTCTAATCATGACAGCGGATGCAGTTGTCAGCGTCGCCATGATTCCAAGCCCAGTCTTTCCGATTACACCCAGGGTGTTTGCTACTGTACTGCCCAGTGACTTTGTTCCCGTCAGTGCGTTCGCCAGATCACCGGTCAGCCCCTTCGTCTGCTTTATTGCAGTTACAAGGGACGGGTCCACCTTGCCCATGATGCGGATGCTAAGGTCTAGTGCTCCATTTCCCGCCATACGTCTGCCACCTCGTTACACAGATCTACCAGTTCCCGCCGGGGCAGGTGCAGCAGATCCGTCATGTTGGAATGCGTGGCAATGGATAGCTGGATAGCTGCTTTCCGAAGTCCTTTTGCCCCGCCTTTTACTCGAAAAAATCAGAGTTTACGGCATCGCGCAGCTTAACCGCCTCGCACAGCGGCAGGCCGGCAAAGAAGTCCACCGGATAGCCGGTGCCCATGCTGGCAATGATACAGCAGTACAGGTAATTGCGGTGAGTGTTCACCGGTGCGAAGCCGCCTGCGGCCATGCGGTTTTCCGCCATGGATTCGCTCATAGTGTTCAGCTCACCCACGCCGGACAGGTCGATGCTGTCAAAGGTCTTGTCCTTCAGTTCCGCCTTTTCGCTGCCCTTGTAGGTGTAGGGGGCTGCAAACTTCAGGGTGTGAGATTCCAGCTGCTTTTTCACTTCATCGGCGTTCTCGCTGTTATCCATGCCCTTGACAACCGCCGCCTGCACTTTCTTGATCTTGCTGCGGGGCATGAGCTTGAAGAACTCCACAGGCTTACCAGTGGCCTTAACGGCCATCTCCTGTGCAAAAGAAGTGGTCATTTCCATCACGGACATGGCCGCCAGCTCGTTGCCGATGGTTTTCTGAATGTCGATCAAGTCCTGCACGGTCATCTTCTCCATACCGGACAGATTCAGGCTGTCGTATTCCTTGCCCTCAAATTTATAGGGCTTGTCGAACTTCACGATATTGTCCATTGCTGTTTCCTTTCCAAAAGACAATCAGCCGCCCCACGTCGGGACGGCTGACTTCTTCATGCATCGGGTTTAGATAAGGGCGTTGATCTCGGCACGCATATCCTCGCCATCAACATAGTAGCGGCCTGCAAACTTGTCGATGTCGATAACGGTAGTGCCGTCAACCTCCATCAGGTAACGGGTAACTTCCAGCGTGGTGGTGCTGCCCATGGTGTCAGCACGCTTCAGCTTGCCGGGGTCCAGCTCCTTGGGGCGACCACCCAGAACAACGCGCAGACCCTTGTAGGTATAGCCGCCGTTCTTGTTGTCGTTCTGCATGGCAGCACGCAGAGTGATCTGGATGTTCTTGTTGGGGTTCATCATCTTGGTGGCGAAGCTGTACATGGTGTTCCAGTTCAGAGTTGCCTCCATGGATTCAAACTGACCAGGCACGGGAGAATCGACTTCGCCTGCAATGCCCATGCCGGACACGGAGGTGGTCTTGTTCTTGATCTTGGGCAGGGTGACTTCATCTGCCAGACCAATCAGCAGGTCATCTTCCGTATACGCATTGTAGTCATTGATGACCTGGGGAACCAGGTCACTGGAAATATTCAGAGCCATAGGTCATTCCTCCTGCTTACAGAGACAGAGCCGAGGTCAGCGCGCCGGCCTCATACTCCATGGTGTTGTTGATCTGCTTAAAAGGCGGGAACGGCGTGCAGAACTGATAGAAGGAGTAGTGGCCTGCAACCAGTTCAGCAGTCGTGTTGCGGTCGGGGTCTGCCTTCATGCTGTAGCTGGCGCATACCTCGGTAGAGACATAGACACTGCCCTTCATGTTCTCGCTGTCGATGATGGACTGAAGGCGCTTCTTGTTCATCGGCTTGTCCAGCTTGCTCATGTTATCCAGAACAAAGCTGGTCCAGGAGTGGTTGAAGAAGCGGCGGACGCAAAGGAAAGCGTCCTTCGGGTCAGTGTTTTTCGGGTAGCAGCAGGTCTCATTGCCCCACACAACAAAGTCGCCGGAGCGGATGAAGGTCGCCACGCCCTGCTCATTCAGCACATTGCCCTGCTCCTGATCCATCAGGACTTCGGTGCCATCTTCCAGGCAGGCGGAAGAAATGGGCACGCTGACATTGGACGGGCTGGCGTTGGGGGTGTCGTTGTACAGGCTGTCGTTATAGACTGCCGCAGCAGCAGCCAGGGAGCTGCCACTGTAGATGGTGCTGCCGATCTTGCCGTACAGCCACAGGGCATATGCTTCACGAGAAGTTGCCCCCTGCTTCACTTTCTGGTTTGCCACGTCGGTGTACTTGCGTGCACCGGAAGCAGAGCTGTCAATGTCAACAAAGCACACAGCATCGAAAACGCCGTTGATTTTGCGGCACTTGGCCTGAAGTGCAGCACACACCATAGGATCCTTGGAGAAGCGGGGTGCCAGCAGAATGCCGGGAACCATGCCCAGCTTGGGGAACACCTGCCTTACCACTTCCAGGCCGGTTTCTGCACCGGTGGCCGCATTCACGCCGCCCACGATGTCGGCAGCGGTGATCTTGGTCGGGTCCAGAATGGAGCCGGAAACAGTCAGGGACGTTGCACCGTCACCTTTGCCGCCGTTGACCAGAGCAATGCTCACAGTACCATCGTCGTTGAAGCTGGCAGTATAGTCCTCGTCCGCCGTAAGCACGGTCTGCTCCTTCTTCACAACCAGCTTTTTCAGCAGGATACCGGTCTCGTCGATCTCCGCGATGCCATCATTCACCTGCACGGTCTTGTTGGACAGTTCGGTGATATGCTTTGCATTTGCAGGATCCAGGACGTTGACCACGACGATGGGGGAAATGCCCATCACCTGGAAGCTGGCGCTCACAGCCTCGCACAGGGTATACTTTGCAAAATCGCTGGAATAGCCCACTGCGGCGGCAGCCTCTTTGAAAGTGTTCACCAGCAGCGGCGTGTTCACCGCTGCTTCCGGGTCATCCAGCATATTAACGGGAGCCGTGCCCACAACGATCTGCAGGCCGGAGTTGACCGTTACCGGAGCGGTGACGCTGGTCGCCGCTTCGGTCTTATTAAAGCCATGCGAAATAGCCATCTGTCATATCCTCCTTACTTCATCAGGGCAGTAGCCTTGTTGCAGAGAATATTTTCTCTGGTGCCGTCCTGTTCCAGTTTCACCCGCATTTCAGCGAGCTTGTCCAGCGGAACAATCAGTGCTTTCAGGAGCGGCACCTGTTCCACTTTTTCTTTCAGCTTGTCGGGCAGGCCGTCCACGAAAACCGTGTACTGCGGTGCGATGCCCTTGATAGTCGGACCGCAGTATGCCACAGGGGCCTGCACCTGCACTGCGGTCTGTTCAGTCTGAGTTTCCTGAACTTCTACCGCTGCTTTTTTCTCAGTGCCCATATTAAATCAACGCCTCCACTTCTTCATTTTTCAGTGCGTTCGGGGTCTTGCAAATCAGGTTCACAATTCCCCAGTAGTAGTGATCCATGTCATCGTCTGAAAGCTCCCACTTTCTTGGATAGCCCACCTCAAACGCTCCACCGAAAACTGGCTTACGCTTGAAGTGCTGCATAATCGCTTCCTTGATGTTCACGGTTTCCACATACCCCTGCCGATCAATCCCACGGTCATAGCTGCAAATAACCAGCTGCATGAGAACCAGCTGCGGATCATGGTCATTGTTGACCTCACCGCTTGATTCGATGACGATGATGCAGGGGTACATGGCATCGTTTGTGTCAATGTCATCATCGTCGTCCGTCTGGGTCGGCAAAAACTGCTTATAGATCTTGAGGGGCTTTTCTCCTTCCTGTCCGGTAAACTTCATATCCCGGAACAGTTCTTCCAGCTCGTCCATCATGGCTTGCTGGCACATTTCGCTGGTATAGCCGGTGATTTTCTCGGCCATATCAGATCACGCCCTTTCGCTTTGCATTGGCGATCAGCTGCCGGATGCGCCGTTCGGTGTTGTCCTGAAGCATCTGCTCCACGGTCGTTTCCTGCATTTCCCACACAGTGCGGTGCATCGCAGAGCCGGAAGGGCTGGACATCGTGACCAGCTTTTCGTTCGGCTTCCAGCGTTCTTTTCCGCTCTCGGTGTAGTCTTTGTCAGCAGGCACGCCCAACTGGCGCTGTACCATGCCGATGTGCTTCGACTTGAACTGAACCAGGAAGCCCTTGCTCTTTTCACTGGTTCCGCTCAGGCCGATCATCGGGTTTCCTTTCAGAACGTGTGCCTGAAAAACAGGCGGTGCATTTCGGACAGACGGACCCATGAAGGGCTTTGTGGGGCTGGTTCTGAAATAGCCCAGGTCTGCCCGGAATGCGCCGGGGTCGTTCTTCATGATGGCGAGGATGGCCGTCGGGTGGTGATTGGTCGCTCTCTGCCGCTGGCGCAGATCTTCGATCATACGCCTACCGGCCGCATTGAGGTCGTAGCGATTCTTCACCTCGGTCAGCATCAGCTTTCGCGTTTGTCTGGCCGTGGTGTTGACCGCCACCTTCAGCGCCGCCGGGGTTTTGTTTGCCAGCACGCCAAGGGCGCGGGACACTTCTTCGTCATTAACGGAGACCGTCATGGTGGAAGCGTCGTAGTTGGTATGGAAGTATGCCACCTTACCTCACCCTTTCCAGTTCCATCCGGTAAACTCCCGCCTTCAAAGAGCAGGACTTGATTTTGTAGTCCCGTTTCTTATCCAGCATGATTTGCTTACCGTTCTTCGGCATCGGGCCGTAGTCCTTCTGTTTCACAAACAGCAGCAGATCAGCCTTGTACATTCCCTGGTCAAAGGACTGTTTTGCTCCGCCCTCCCAGTGCGCCGCACGTTCATTCACGCCGGGGTGCTGGGTAATGCAAAGCATCTGTTTATCATCTATGTAGCGTTCTTCTGCGAACTCGTTCAGGTTGAAGAACACCGTTTCCACATCCTGCGCCACATAGTCTTTGAACGTAGGGAGCGGCTTCGGGGTGTCCGGTTCACCGTAGTTCTGGTCAACGTCCAGCATATCAGCAAACCTCAGCCACCAGCCAGGAATCCACCTTGTCGGGAATCAGCAGCGGGTGGCTCTGAAGCTCGATGAAGCGGCGGTCAGGACGATGCTCCACATAGGTGCGCAGCAGACGGTCGCCCTCAAAGCTGTGCCAGTTGCCACCGTCGTCCAGATAGTTGCACAGGCCATAAGCACGCATGAAGTTTGCGTTGCTGGGGATCATCAGCACCATGTTGTCGGGGATCAGCGGCTTGGTCTCGCCGGTCGCATCATCCAGATAAACCTCGTCGTAGCCGTAGATGTCCACACCGGGCAGGTTCAGGTGGCCGTAATAGGTCAGTCCGCCTTCCAGCTCCTTGGGTGCCATGGAACCGATGTCAAAACGGCGCTTGTCCATCAGTTCCAGAATCTTGCCGTCCGCCATGAAGTTGTCAGCTGCGACCTTGCCCATGACGACCATATCTGCGTTTGCGAAGCCGTTGCGGCTCACCTGCTGTTTCCAGTCACGCAGATTGCCCCAGGGGTCGGCAGCGGACTTGCCCCACTGCTTCGTGCCTTCCAGAGTGATCTTGTTGTCAAAGCCGAAGTCGATGACCTCATCCACGCCCTTGCCCTTGACCTTCAGCTTGCCGGTAGTAAGCACCTGGGCGGCCATCCATTCTTCGCGGCGGGTGGTCATGTCGTTCAGCTGGTTGTATTCCTCGATCAGCTTTTCCGCTGCACGGTCTGCCGGGGTGCGGCCAGAGAACAGATCCTCACCGGGCAGGCGTTCCATGTACTGGTCCGCCGTGCTGATGGTTGCCGGGTTGATGAGGGGCGGTGCATAAGATTTGGTTTCATAGCCCTCACTCTGCACGATCTCGCCGCCAGCCAGCGGATGGATGAATGCAGCCATCTTACGGTTGCCCTTGACAATATCAATGTCAACGCGGCGGGTCGGAAAGGTTTTCACGTTGGAGAAGAAGCGGTCACGCAGGAAAGTGCGGATCGGCGGAGTGGTACGAACGACCTCGATCAGGTGCCGAGGCTCATAAATGCTTACTTCATTAGCCATAAATATTGTCCTCCTTACTTCAGGAAAATGCCCAGGTTGCGCAGAGGAACTTCAACGTCATCCACGCTCACGTTCTTCGGCAGCACAAGGCCGGCAGCGAAAAATTCACCGGTCAGGTAAATCGGTACTTCCTTGTCTGCATCTGCGCTGTCGGCAGTGATGCCATACAGACCGGTAAGAACCGCCTGGCCCGCACCAGCTACGGCTGCAATCGGCTTTACCTTGCCGCCCTCGATCAGAACAGGGGCGTGTGCTTCAACCGCTGCGCTGGCCGTCTTGGTGGCCTTTGCGATGCCGATGTCGGTTCCGGCAATGAAATATTCCGGGGCCGTGCTGAAATCTTTTCTTGCAAGATCCATGCTCATAGTTCCGTCCTCCTTACTTCACGCCGTTAGCCTTGCGGATTGCATTCATAAATGCCTTGCTTTCCTCATCCTCGGCTTCAGGGTTTGCGGGCGGCGTGTTGTCGATGCTGTTGGCGTTGGAGTTTTCCGCAGCCGCCTTTGCATTCTTCAGATAGTTCTTGCTCTGCTCCTGCTGCTTTGCCTTCATGCTGGCAATGACAGCCTTTGCAAAGGACGCAGAATCAACGGGCTTCGTAAACTTCGCCTCGTTGGCCTGATCCTCCGCGCCGGGCAGAGTTGCGTTCTCGATCTCCTGAATGCGGGTGCGCTCGGCAGTGATAGCCTCATTCTCGATGGTGGCTACCAGATCCAGATCGGAAGAGCGTCGTGTAGGGAAAGAGTG